TCAACTGAAGCAGCTACGTCAGCTGTTACAGCGATTGTCTCAGCCGCGTTCAAAACGGTGCGAGCATCAAAGTTTACAGTGCCGTTTGCTGGAACTTGTAGACCTGTGCAGAAAGAAAGTCCGCCAGTAAGAACTGTTACTGTGCGCGTTACGCCTGTCTTATTAGACAAGATGATGTTTGTAATAATAGCAGTGTTGCTTGCTGGGATTGCATATGGAGAGGCATCTGCAGTACCAGCTGTACCTGCTTTTAGACGAGTTACTGTTGTTGCCATTATGCTAGTACTCCTATGTAAGCTAGTGTGGTTAGATTCGCGGCTTCTGCTTGAACAGCAGCAACCTTGTTATTTCCCGCAGTATTGACTGCAGAAACCTGTGTTGTGCCTGCAGTATTAACAGCAGTTACCTGTGTTGTACCAGCAGTGGTGATTGTTGTAACGTTTGCAGCAGTTGCTGCAACAATGTCATTAATACCTAGAAGGCCACCTAGAGTCTCTAGTGCTTTAGATACATAAATTAAATCTTGAGCAGAATAAGTACTGGCTGCAAGACTGTCTGTAATCTCTGACTTAACCGCATTAATTTGCGTACTAAGGGAGCTGTAATCAGGCATTTAGGGGTTACCTACCTTCCGAGGTTATTAAAAGTATATCGTTTTTAAAAATAGGGTCATCGTAAACCATAGACATTATGCTTGAGCCTCTGTCCATGAGATACGAGCTGAGATATTCGCTGTTGTACCACCAATATTGGTAGCTGTAATAACCAATACGTCTGGACCGTTTGGGAATGAAGGGCTAGACACGTTTCCATTGCCACTTAGGATTGAGTTTCCAATATCTCGTACACCGCCAAGGTCAACAGTTGTCTGGTTGTAGTTAGTACCACCACCACCGTTTTCAGAGAAGAATGAGGTAACAGAGTCACCACCTGTGATGAGGCCAGAAGCAGACAAACCAGCACCCGCTCCTGGACCAGTATTATCAAAGTAGATAACCTGAGCAAGAGAACCCGAACCTACGAGGTCACGAGTCCAGTCATCTGGAAGACCTGTATAGCCCTTGGCTGGGGTGAAGACATAGTTACCTGACATACCGCCCAGAAGAGCCTGAGAAATAGTAATACGGTTACCAGCAATGGCCGATACGGTTGTACCAGCAGGGATATTAGAACCAGTAACTGTCATACCTGGAACAACGCCGTTAACACCAAGAGAGTTAGTGGTTGTAAAGAAGTTAGTTCCGCCAGTACCTGTCATTGAACCTAGAGTAAGAGCAAGGGAAGCAGGGGTACGAGTTGTGTATTCAATCTTTGCTGGGTTAAGCAAAATATCAAGACGGAAAGAACCGTTTGATTGAATACCCATAGAACGCATCTGCAACTGCATGCGGTTTACAAGTTCACGAATGCCATAGTTACGAGCAATAGCGTTATCTACAGAAGGTGCAAGACGCAATGCCATAAGCGGACGCTGAATACCAGCTTCAACCGCCATGTACTTAGTCATACCACCAGTGAAGACGAAGTTTACGTCGTTATCAAAACGACCATCCATAATTACTGAGGAACCCCAGTGAGAAATAGTTGGTGCACAGTTTTGAGTAATAGACTGAACTGCTACCTGAGCATTTCCACCGACGCCTGTGTAAGAAGAGTCTGGAGTAAATGTTTGGCGTGTTGTGGTTCCAGAGAATGTAAATGGAATATCTGGATAAATCTGTGTGATAGCTGCGCGACGTTCTGCAATGTAAATAGGAGCAGCCATCTTAGCAACGTCATAAGCACCCACTGAAGAGTAACGCATGATTTCGCAGTTCTTATCATCACGTACAAAGATGTAACCAGCAGGTGGCCAGTTAGTTGTATCTTCTACCCACACAGTAGTTGCGTCTGGTCCAAGCTGGGCGCCAAGAGTTCCGTCAACAGCGCCAGATAACATACGTGTAAAGTAGTTAGGGTCATTAGAAACTTCGTAACGAGCAGGCAAGTTACCAGAGCGCTGGTATGCAGCGTTGTTAACGTTGTTTCCGCTAATACGATGGCAATATACAATCTTTCCATTTACAGTACGCATACCAAAACGAATAGTTCCAGCGCCGTACCATGTGTAGTCAATGTAAACCATCTGCATACGGCCCATATCAAGCTTATAACCAGACGGACCAGTTCCATCAAACTTATCAATATTCCACGCAGTTTGAGGGGTGCGGTCGTTTAGTGTGATAAGGAACTTAACACGACCCTGTGTTGGGCCCTTGTAAGCAGGGGAGACGTTCATAGAGGTGTCGCTGTTAATCTGAACAACTTTGTATGTTGAACCCTTAAGAATGATGTTTTGTCCAACCACAAGTTGCTTACGGAACTGAGTATTAACTCCAGTAACATAGCTAGAGAACTGGGTCATACTTACACGACCAATGCCTTCTTTTTCTGAGTGGCGTCGAACAACTTGCATTACTGTTCCATCGTATTCAAAGAAGAAACCATTTTGGTCATCGTACAGTCCGCAACGAGTAACCGCTCCGTACCACTTACGTACGTGGATATAGACGTTAATACCAGCAGGGTTAATGTCAATTGTAGGAACCGTACTAGTTAAGTTAACGTTGTAAGTAAAAGTGTTGTTATTAATTACAGTTGCAACAGTAAATGAACCGTTGTAAGGGTTATATGTATTACGAGTAATAACACCTTCTACGTCAATTCCAGCTCCAGCTTGGAGACCGTGGTCTTGAAGAGTTTCAACGGTTACATAAGCTGAGCCAATGCCACCGCCATTTAAATATAGATTGTTTACGTCAAATACAGGAGTTAGCTGAGCACCAGTTGAGAACTGGATACCCTTACCTGACTGGTAACGGAAGTAACGGCGGGTTTGACGAATAACTTGATTTGCCATTGTATTTGTTGCAGTAGTAAGCAAAACACCACCGTCATATGGACGGTGTTGAATATAGCCATCACCCTTAGTAAAGATAAGAGCTGTAGATGGAACAGAGATTGCTGACTGCTGACGTGAAAGAGAGAATGAAAGGGAGAACGGAGTATCAACCTTAGTTACAGACCAGTTACCATCAAAGCTGTTTGTTCCAGAAACAACAATAAGTGCTCCTGGGTAAACGCCGTGTGGGTTATCAAAGATAACAGTTACTGTTGAGATTGGTGAAGCACCATCAGTTGTTGCACGCCAAGTATTAAGAGTAGAAACACCACCGATTGGGAAGTTACCACCAGGGATGTGAGCGCCGTCGTAGATATCTCCACCGTAAACGCTTGTTAGAGCTCCAGAAAGAATATCGCCTGATACAAGACCACGAGCTGTGTACTGGAAAGAAGTAGTGGTTGGAACCGCTGTAATAAGCGCAGTTCCTTCTGCAAGGAAGTTAAGAGTTTCTTGAGCAGATACAATGTTGCCTACTACCAAACCGTGAGGCAAAGCTGTTGTAACAGTAACTGTTGAACGTGGGCGAACGCCGTCACCAAACATACCAGTTAGGTCTGTTGAGTTACCGCCAGTACCCTTAGCAAAGAATGATGGGTAGTTATTGTGAAGGAAAAGGGCTTCCCATTTAGATGGCTGTACAGAGTATTCAAAATCTGTATCCATAAGTGAGGCTGGGCTAGAGGTACGAAGCTTTTGAGCCGCGTCAACCATAGTGTCATCAAAAGTTACTTTTTGGTTTTCATCATCTACGATAACCTGAATGGTGTCTGTTGAAGACATACCAGTGGTGTCAAGGGCTGAGTTTAATGTAACAACTGTTTGAGTAACAGTTGTGCCAGTTGGGTTAGAGATAGAAAAAGTTGGGTAGTTGTAACTTACTGTGGCAGTTTGTGTGGTATCAGAAAAATTAAAAAGGACCTTGTTCTTTGTTGCGTTAACAATAAGGAAGATATGGATACGCTTGATGTAGCGGTCAATAGTGATTGTCTTAGCTACAGGGTCAAATACGTAGTACTCGGGCGCAATATTGCGTGCCATTAATTATTACCTTCCTAAATTAACGAAATCGGTGGGATAACGGTTGCTGTTACGTTTGTGTATGTTGTTACTGCTCCAACTGGGAAATAAATTCCAGTCTTAAGCAATGCATCGTTTAGTAATAGTTGTCCTACTCCGCCATCTCCTGCGGGTCCTCGCGCACCAGTTGGTCCCGCAAGTCCAGTAGCTCCAGCTGCACCGTTAGCTCCCGCAGGACCTGTAGGTCCTTGAGCACCGTTGCTTCCTGAAGGACCTGTTGGTCCTTGGATACCACTAGCATATGATAGCGCACTCCAAAGCTGAGTACCGTTACCAACTTTAAACTTTCCAGAATCGAGTTCAAGACCTAGCTCGCCTTCGGCAAGCAAAGGGTTTGCTGAAGTCCACTGAGCCGCGGTACCGCGACGTAACTGTACTTTAATTGCCATTATTGAATGACTCCTCCGCTGTCGATAACGTCAACTCCACCATAATTACTTGTTGGGCTGCCAGCATCTACGTTCAATAGTGTAGTGCCTGTAGGGCCTGTTGGACCCGTTAAACCTGGTGAGCCTGTTGCTCCAGTAGGTCCAATAACATTACTAGCTGCGCCAGTTGCTCCAGTAGCACCAGTTAAACCAGTTAAACCTTGAGGACCAGTAGGACCTGTTTGACCAACTGTTGCCGCAACTAATGCAAGCCAATTTGCAGAATCATCAAGTGGAGTTACTCCAGCAGTTGATGTTGAATTTCTACGAACATATGTACCCTTTAGAGTAGGTGTGTCATAGAAAACCGCTTGACCAACGCTATAAGCAATTCCTGTTTGCCATGTTCCAATAATTGTAAATGGAACAGCTCCAGTAGGACCAGTAGGTCCTGCAACAGTGCTCGCTGCACCAGTAGCACCAACTGCACCAGTTGGTCCAGTCGGTCCAGCTATACCAGTTGGTCCTTGAACCGCACCAGCGTTTGCCCATTGAGTTCCCTGCCAAACATAAAGTTGACCTTGAACTAAATAAGAATCTCCAACTGTGCCCGATGGGTGGTCAGTAAGAAGAGCAGCGTAAGAGTTATAAGTTCCTTTGATAGAAAGACCAGTGCCTTGTGCACCTGTTGGACCTACAACACCTTGAGCACCAGTTGGGCCAGTTGCACCAACATTACCTTGTGGACCTGTAGGTCCTGGGGTAGTGCTTACTGCACCAGTCGCACCTGTTGGTCCAATCGGTCCGACAACACCTTGAATACCTTGTAAACCTGTGGAACCAGCGGCTCCAGTAGGACCGACGTTTCCTTGTGCACCTTGTGCACCAGTTGGACCAGTAGGACCTTGAATAACTCCAGCGCTAGCCCATGCAGAACCAGCCCAAACATAAAGAACACCGTTAACAAGGTAACCATCTGATGTAGCACCGACTGGATGAGCAGCTTGTAGCGCAGCAAGGCTTCCGTAAGAACCAAGAATATAAATACCAGAACCAGCAGGTCCAGTATTTCCTGTTGTACCTGTAGCACCCGTAGCACCTGTCGCACCAACTGCTCCAGCCGCACCTGTAGCGCCAGCAACACCTTGTGGACCTTGTGCTCCAGTTGGTCCTTGCGCTCCAGGAAGTCCTGCAACACCTGAAGCACCTGTTGCTCCAGTTGCACCAACTGCTCCTGTAGGTCCAACAGGTCCTTGAGCACCTGTAGGTCCAGTTACATTAGATGCGGCACCAGTAGCACCAACAGCACCAGTGGCACCTGTAGGGCCTGTTGGTCCAGCTGCGGTTACTGTGAAAACACCATTAAGGTTTGAATCTTGTTCAGCAACAAAGTAAAGAGTTGTAGGACCTGTAAATGGAACATCCCAATAAACAGTTCCAACCGCTACACCAGTAGCGCTTAAACCATTTGTGTATTGATTAGCTGAAGTGTAAGCGCCAGCTGTTGTTTGAACTCTAAAGTTATAACCAAGAGTGTTAAGTGTTATCTTGTAACGAAGTCCACGAATAACAGTAATAGTTGGATTAGTTACGCCATTAATAACATATTGAGTTCCAACACGTGTAACGGTTAAATCAATACCACCAGAAGAACCTGTAGGACCAGTAGGGCCAGCTACTGTGCTAGCGGCTCCTGTTGGACCAGTTGGTCCAGTAGGGCCATCAAAGCCTTGAATACCAAGTTCACCTGTTGCGGCAAATGTCCAAGCGCTGTAAAAGTCGCCAGCAGTTCCTTGATAAAGACTAGATTGAATTGTTATTACTGCGCCGCTAACTGCTGTTATTTGACCTTCAAGATAAACAGTTCCCCCACCAATTGCAGGGGCTATTGC